TTGATTGTGATAAAATTCGTTTTAGATTAGGTCTTCCTGAGAAAATAGGTGGTTGGGAAAAGTATGCATCAAGCACTTATCTTGGTTCCGCTAGAAGTTTGTTCGCATGGACGGCACTAGACGGCAACCAATATATTGGAGTAGGGACGAATGAAAAGTTTTATGTTCTAAGGGGGACAGATTTTAATGATATTACTCCTATTAGAAAAACCACTAGCGGATCAGCTACTTTTTCTGTTGGTGACGGTTTTACTACAGCAACTGTAACGGACAGTTCGCATGGTGCTAATGCAGGGGATTTTGTTACGTTTAGTGGCGCGGCCTCTCTAGGGGGAAATGTTACAGCCGCGATTCTTAATCAAGAGTTTCAAATACAAACTGTTCCAACTACCAACACTTATACTATAAATATATCAGCTACGGGAAACTCTAGCGACTCTGGTAATGGCGGTGGTAGTACGGTTGCTAAATACCAAATTGATTGTGGATTAGACACACAAGTTGGTGGAACAGGTTGGGGATCAGGAACCTGGAGTAGAAGCACCTGGGGATCTAGCTTTGGTGCAGGGGTTGAAGGACAACTGTCCTTATGGAATCAAGACAACTTTGGAGAAGACCTTCTACTTAATTTAAAAGATGGAGCTATCTACTATTGGGATGAAAGTGGAGGACTTGCTGCTCGAGCCGTAGATATTAGTTCTCTTACTGGTAGCGATATACCCACTGTCGCAAAACAAGTAATGGTTTCGGATAACTCTCGGCATGTGATTGCGTTTGGAACAAATACAATTGGTACTTCGACACAGGATCCGTTGCTTATACGTTTCTCTAGTTCGGAGTCCTTAACCGATTGGACTCCTCTAGCTACGAACTCAGCGGGTGATTTACGGATTGGTACGGGTTCTACTTTTGTTACAGCTCTTGAAACAAAACGTGAGATAGTAGTCTTTACTGATAGTACTTTACATTCCATGCAGTATCTAGGTGCTCCGTTTACTTTTGGTATTCAACCTTTGTCTACGGGCATAACAATCATGGGTCCTAATGCTGCGGTTGCTATTGAGGATGCTGTCTTTTGGATGGGACAAGATTCCTTTTACAGTTACCAGGGGCAGACGACTCAGTTAGCTTGCACCGTAAAAGATAAAGTGTTTGCCGATTTTGATTATGGTCAAAAAGATAAAACATACGCGGCTCATAACGCTGAGTTCACAGAACTAACCTGGTTCTATGTATCTAATTCAAACTCTATTGCTAATGGTGGAGATGGACAGAACGATAGGTACGTCACATATAATTACGGAGAAGGTGTTTGGTACTATGGTTCTTTAGCTAGAACAGCGTTTATGGATCGAGGTGTTAACCAATACCCGATAGCAGCACAAGGCGGATATCTTTACAACCATGAGATTGGATATGATGATGATGGTTCCGCAATGACTGCATCTATTGAGGCTAGTCCTGTAGATATAGGAGATGGGGACAGGTTTATGTTTATTAGCAAACTTATTCCAGATCTTAGTTTCCAAGGATCAACGGCAGGAGCTCCAAGTGTAGATATGACTTTTGGAATGCAAAACTTCCCAGGAGGTGCGTATTTGCAAACGGATACAAGTGATATTGATTGGACGGCAACTTCAACCACCGTTCCTTTTGAACAATTTACAACGAAAGCAGACATACGATTGCGGGGTAGGGCGTTTGCTTTTAAGATATCTTCAAATGCAGCGGGTGTGAATTGGCGACTTGGAACTCCAAGGATTGAGTTACGTCAGGATGGTAGGCGGTAATGTCTAATACTGTAACTCCTTTTCCAAGACTTCCCACTCCAGCAAGAGAAGTTGACAGTAGATACATGGGTGACTTAGTAAGAGCATTAGAGGCGACTCTTGTTGTACTTCAAAACCCTGGGCCCTTACGAGGTACAAGAGCCACACTCACTGAATTACAGGCCGATAACGATGTTGGATTAGAATCAGGGGCATTGTATCAAGTAGATGGATTTGTTAAAATAGCTCTCGGTAATGTTGCCGCTTGTGCTGGATCAACAGGAACTGGCGCGATAGGAACAGTAACAGTTGCTGTTTCGTAAAAAAACAGGTAAGGTATGTTAAATATGAAAGGCAAAAGCACATGGGTATTGGCGGAATAGTATCAGCAATAGCGGGACTAAGTACCCTAGCGGGTGCTTTTTCAGGCGCAAGCGCGGCGGCGGCAAGTGGCGGCGGAATAGGAAACATCATTCAAGCTGGATTACAAGGAGGATTTTCAGCTTCTCCTTTTGCTAGTATCATGAACATGGGCGGTGGAGGTGGAGGTGGTTTCATGGGAAACACCCAGAGCCCTATGACAAAAAAAGGACCCTCACAATTTATGGGTTCTACGTTTAAAGGATCTTCAAATCCCGTTCAGTCTTTCGGTCAAGGTATAAAATCAGCGGCGGGTTTTTTAGATGACAATCCTTTGATTACATCTATGGCGTTACAATTATTAAAAAAAGATCCTGTATCAACCCCTGCTAGTGTACGAAATCAATTGATGTATGGACACAATCCCGATATCGTAGGACGGAGAGCTCCAGACAGAAGATTAGCCAATGGTGGCATTGTTGAAGGTTATAAGGGTGGCGGCATGATCCGTGGCCCTGGAACCGGGACAAGTGATTCTATACCCGCAATGATTTATCAGAATGGTTCACCAGTACGAGAGGCGGCTCTTTCTGACGGAGAGTTTGTTGTGAATGAAGCTACAGTTAAAAGAATAGGTAATGGCAATAGAAATGCTGGGGCGGCGGAGTTATATAAGTTGCAACAGGGAATGGCAGAGGTAGTGTAATGGTTGATGAAACAGAGAGTAGACAGAGTCAAAGTTATCTTCCAGATTATCAAGAACAATTTTTAAAAGATCTTCTTGCTAACATATATGGAACAGATCCTGAAACAGGAGAACTTACTGGTATTGCTGCTCGTAACCCTTTGGAGGGACAACTTGTTACGGATGACGAAGGTAATCCAGTATTTGAAACAAACCCAGATGGATCTCAAAAATTAGATTTCTCTGGTCAACCTATACAAAAGACAATAGGTGGTGTTGCTCGACCAGACATAGCTAGATTTACCGATGCACAAAAAGAAGCCATTAGACTAGGGATGGAGGGCGTTGGAGCCTACCAACCAATGATGGACAAAGGTGCTGCTAATGTTGAAAAAGGTTTAGGTGTTTTTGATAGGGGCAGAGACATTACAGAGATGGGTGTTAAAGCTCTTGCTGGGACTACTAACGCAGACGGTACGGTAAAAGAATTTGATCCTAATGCGTACAAGGCGTACATGGATCCTTACACTCAAGAAGTTATAGACACTACGTTTGCAGATATTAATAGACAAGCAGACATGGATCGAAACAGAGTTAGAGATTCTGCTATTGGTGCGGGAGCTTTCGGTGGGTCTAGAGGTGCTCTACAACAATCAGAGTTGACAAGAAACACCGCAGATCAAATGGCTAGAACAGGGGCACAGTTGAGATCTCAAGGGTATGGTGCTGCTCAAACGCAAGCTCAATCTGTTTTTGAAAATCAAATGAACAGAGGGCAGAACGCGGCTCAAATATTTAATCAACTTGGTCAAGGTATAGGAACACTTGGTGGAGACATAACGAAGACAGGTATTCAACAAGCGGCTCTTGGAGAAGCAGCACAAGCGGCTCAGACAAGAGATGTCAATTCATTGTTTAATCTTGGAACCTTAGAGCAGAAACAAAGACAAGCTGAATTTGATGTTCAAAGAGCGGGACAGATTGAGTCGGCATATGAACCGTTCCAAAGATTTGGTTATATGTCAGATATTCTAAGAGGGGTGCCTTCAACACAAGGTACGATTGCTACGAACACTGCTCCATCGGGAGGTTTCTTATCTAACATTTTTGGAATGACAAATGCCATCCAAGGAAATCAAGCAGCTACAGGTCAAGGAATTTTATCTGGTTTAATTAATCCAAGCGGAGCATAACATGTTGAATAAAAATATAAACAATAGTGGTTTGTTCAAGAAAAGAAAAAACACTTCTGCTAGAGACATGTTAAGTAACATGGCTGGGATCAGAAAACCCACAGGCATTCTTGCTGGGTCATCTGAACTAATGCAAGCCGTTGCAATGCCACAAAGTCAAACAGGACAAGGCGAGATAGTCACAGGAGCATTACCTAGTCAATTTACAACTATGTCTCAACCAACCATGCCTCAACCTGTTCAACGACCACAACCGATGAACATGAATGAACAACGAATGAACATGGCTCGAGGTCCAGTGACAGGTATGCCGAATGTACAAACACAATATAACATGGGTGGGTACATCCAAGGCTATGCTCCTGGTGGTCCCGTAGATGTTTCTCAAAAAGCGGGTAGTCAAGGATCAACAGATCCGAGTAAGATCCCTTTTAGTGCGGCTCAAAGGATGGG